TTATTCTATTAATATTATTCATATTGTTTACATAATTATTAAACATTTTTATAATTTATATGTATAATAATAAAAATAATAAAAATACGATTATAATCAAAAAAATAAAAAATGATTTTAATTATTTTATCGATTAAATGTAATTTATGTTTATTTATATTAGAACTAATGAATGGTTCAAACAAAATAATGTTTATAAAGTAGGAATTACAACATCAATAAAGGATAGAAGTAATAACTATATTACTGGTGAAATTGTTAAAGGTTATTATGTTAAAATATTTAATTTAAATAATATAAATAAAAATAAATTACATTTAATCGATAAAATAATTAAAATAAAGTTTAAAAAATTAAATGTTTATAATGACGGTGGAACAGAGTTTTATGAAAAATCAATTATTAATGAAATTGAAAAATATTTAACTAAAATTAATATTTCATTTACAACTATAAATGAAGATGAATTAAAACGAATTAACAGAAATAAAAATATCAAAAATAATTTTATTAAACTTATTTATAAATATATCGATAGTTTAAATGAATTAGAAGAATTGGAAGAATTAAATTATTGTTATAATGATAATGATAATTATCAAGATAAATTAAGAGATTATCAAGAAATAATTATTAATGAATGTTTATTAAATATTAATAAAGATAATCGCGTGTATATGTCATTAGCAACTGGAGGAGGTAAATCTAAAATAACTTATAGTATTTTTAATGAATTGTTAAATAAACAAAATAAAAATACAATTATAATTTTTACACCAAGAATTAACATATGTAATCAAAATATCCAAAATAAATATTTAAATATATTATTAGATGAGTATTTTATATATAATAAAGATAATTTAAATAAAATAAAAAATACTGATAATAATATAATTTGCTGTTGTATTAATTCAATAAAAAAAGTTGCAAATATAATCAAAACAGCTGATTTAAAAAATGTTATTATTTGGTTTGATGAAGCACATTATGGAATTGATAATTGGCTTATTAATTCAAATATTGATAAAGATTTTATATTAAATGATAATAATTATATAAAATATCGTATATTTACATCAGCATCACCTGATAAAGATTTAATTACTAAAAATAATAAAATCTTTGGCGAGTTTATTAATCCTATTAAAATTAAATATTTAATGGATAATGATTGGTTATGTAAATTAAATATTTATATATATAAGGACGAACTTTCGCAAGAAATATCAGAAAATAACACAAAAATATTTATTGACTTTTTAATAGATAGATTTATTGAAAAGAATGTTGGATTATGTTTTTCTAATAGTTGCGATAATGCATTAGAATTATTTATAACTCATTTAGAATTATTTAAAAAAGATAATAATATACCTAAACCATTTCTATTATTAAACTCTATTAAAATTGATGAATATATCAACTATAATAAGATTTCTCATAAAAACAATGATTTATTTAATATTAGGGAGTTTGAAAGAGAAGATGATGGAAAACGAATTGGCTATATTGTTAAAATGTATTCAATGGGTTATGATAATAAAGATATAGATTTATTGATATTTAAAGATCCGAAAATGTCAGATAAGGATATTATACAATCAATTGGTAGAGGATTGCGTCCCGATGCCTTAAAAGAAAATGGGAAAAATTATAATAAAAATACAGATATAATTCTTCCTGTATATATTAATAATATTGTCGATGATGCTAATAAGTTTGATAAAATTAAAGAAGTTCTTAAATATCTTTTATTAGAAGTTGAATTAAAAATGAAAAATATTAATATTATTAGTAAAAAGAATAAAAAAAAAGAAATTGAAAATATTGAAATTATTGATGATAAAGAAATTGATTTTATTAAAGATATCGAATCAATAATGTATGAAATACAAAATACGATTAGAGTTTGGACACAAGAATCAATAATAAGACAATTAAAATATAATGATATTAATGATTACACAAATTATTTAAAATATATCAATGAAAATCCTCAATTAAAATTACCAAGCAATTTATATGAACTATTTCCATTATTTAATTTTAATGATACATATAAAAATAATTTAAGTCCATATTATACACGTGAAGAATGTATTAATAATATTGATAAATATAAAAGAATATTGACTTATAATAAAACAATAAATAAAAAAGATAATAAATCTTTATTAAAGTTTCTTGTTAATTGTGATACAAAAATACCAAACCAATGTTTATGGAATTATTATGGAGGTAATAAAGAAGATTTTATAATATTTGTTTAAAATATTCTTCCGCTTTTTTCTTATTATATTCAATTTCTTTTTCCAGATTATTAATAACCTCATTATTATAATCAAGATATTCAACAATTTCATTTTGTACTTCCAATGAAGGAATTGGGATTTTTAAATTATAAAAGTTTTCTTGATTAATTCCAAGTTGTGCAACACCTTTTGCAATATTTAATAATTCTAATTGAATTGAGTATAAATAATAATACATATATTTTTTAATTATTTCTTCTTTTAATATTAATGTCCATCCATGATGATTTAAAAAGAATTTATTTTTTTCATATCTTATACAATCTGAAGATATACCATCTTTTGCTATAATTATATCATCTTCTCTGTTATATTGATTAATATAAAAACTTATATTTCCACCACCATAAACAGGATATTGACCTTGTATTTTCATATCAGATTTTATATAAGTTCCTTGATTAACTTTACAAACTTCTCCCAATGTTTTTATTTCGACTTTCTTAAAGCTTAAAATAATATTTAAATGTAATTCATTTATTTTTTTAAGTTTATCAATTTTATTTTGATTATCTTCATTTATTTCATTTAATTTATCAAGAAAATTAACAATAATTTCTTGTTTTTCTAATGAAGGAATTGAGATTGTTAATTTTTCTAAATCTTTTGAATATACGTGAGGTTGTCCTGAACCTGATTGTAATTTATAGATGTTATTTTGTATATATTTTAAATAATAATATAAATATATATTATTTAAATTATTATATATAGGTATTATTGTAAAGCAATCACTTGCCCATATTTTTTTGTTATATTTACTAATATAACCTGCACTTCCACTTGAAGAACATAAAATAGTATTTTCTTCACAATTATAATTATTATGAAATCCTATTGGTTTTTTACCTCCACCAATAACAGGATAATCGCCATTAATTAATTCAGCCTTTGTAATATTTTTACCATTTTTAAACTTACAAACTTCACCCAATGTTTTTATTTCAATATCTTCACTATATTTAATTTCTTTTTCAATTGTAGTTAAATTAAAATGTAAATTATCATTTAATTTTTCAAAGCCCATATGTTTAACTTCATTAGCACTAATATCAAGATATTCAATTTCTTTATTATAATTATCGTTTATAATTTTTTTAATTATAAGTGCCTTTGTTTTAATACTTGTATTAGTAAAAGCTCCTCCGTTAATTGTGATTACTTTTAATAATTGGCAATTATCAATAATTAATTTGCGAATATTTAATGAACTTTTGCCAATCATTATTTCGCCATCTGGTAAAATAATACAAGCTATCCCATTATCTTTTAATAAATAAATAATATTTTGAATGAATAATTGAATACCAGTATTTGATGGTAAAGTATAAATATCTTTAAACTTTAATGATGATGATGGATAATTATGATTTTTATAATTATTAAAATCATTTTCTAATTGTTTATAATTAGTTTTAGTGCTAAAAGGAGGATTGGTGTAAATAATATTGAATTTTGTTCCTTCAAATAAATAAGGGTTTTCAATTAAACTATTACATCTCTTAATGTTTTTATTGCAGGAATTTGTCGATATCATCAATGACACGATGCCTAATTTCATTGTATCGTTTTCAATCTCGCAACCATAAATATTTTCTTTTTTAATTTTTGATTTACAAGCATTATATGTATAGCATAATAAGCCACCAGTGCCTAAACAGGGGTCATATAAGGTTAATTCATTACCATTTAAATCTTCAATCAATTCTTTAAATCCGCAATCATTAATAATAGATTTAACAATTTCACGAGGTGTGAAGAATTGACCAAGTTCTTTTGAATTTCGATTACCTTGATATTTTAAAAACTTTTCGTGAATATCACCATTGAATGATTGAACTTCGTCAATTACAGTACTACTAATATTAAACTTTGAAATAATTGTTATAATTTCTTGAATTGCATATTTATAATCACAATTCAATATACAATCCTTTGTTGAATAAATATCTGGAAAAATCTTTGATAAACATTCTTCAACAAACGTTTTCCATTCATCATTTATATCTCTAGTTTTATCTTTTAATGTAATTATTAGAGAAATATTTTTGAGATATTCAATATAATTTAAATATTCTTGAATTGTATCTTTAACATTTTCATCATCAATATTATCTATATTTTCATTATAATTAATTTTAAAATCTATTAAACAATCAATTGTATTCTTATAATTTTCAATTAAACTAATAATATATTCATTATTATTGTTGTAAAGATAATTAATAATTTTAATTGTAAAGAACTTCATAATATCATTTTGAGCTTTGCTACCTGTAATTCCTTTTGTATATAAATAATTATGACATTTATCAATAATTGTTTCTAACGAAGAATAATTTTCTTCATAAGATTTTTTTGGTTGTTCATCATTATTTTTAACATTTTTATTTAATAAAGTAATTAAGGTTTTAATAGCTTTTGGTTTATTTGCTTTTGTTAAATATTCTAATTTCAATTCTTTGCATTTTTCAATTAATTCATCGTGTGATAATTTGTTATAATCCATTCTTTTATAAATAATATAATTAAAGTATTAAATCATTTTTTAATTTAAAGAAAAAATAAATTACAAAAAATAATAATTTTTATATCAATTCTTCAAGTAATTTTTGTAATTCATTTTGATTATTTTTATAATAATGATAATAATTGTTATTTAACAATAAGCAAATAATATCATAAGTAATATTTCCGTACATATAAATTAGATAATACGTAGATAATGCAATTTTCATAAAAATAATATAATGATATGTAAAATCATATATCCATAACTTAAATATATGGATAAACGTAGAAAATGCTGTTATATCAATCATTTATTTATTT